ACTTGGTCGCACACTTTGTTGGTTTGTTCTATATGCACCAACACCTCTTTTAAATACAACTTTTAATGTTCTTAATGATGTTTTTTTTGATGGTGATGTTACTGATGCATTGTGATCATCAGCTTTTTTTTTTAATGCCTTTTCAACTCTAGCACTAAATTCATTCTTTTTATCCTCATCCTCATCATTGTATCTTTTCTTTGCATCCACATATTCCTCATGTGTTGGGAATGGCATATAGAATGTTTGACCATCTATTGTATGAGAATGTGATCCCTCACCACCCATTTCTCTTGCTCTCTCCTCAGCTTCCTCTCTAGTTGTAAAATTATCAGGCATACCAACAACCTCATACTTTACTTGCATTTTATCAATATCATCTACTGGTGGTTGTGGTTCAGGCATTTCAACATCACCACCACTTATTGGTAATAAGTTAGCTGGAACATAAAAATCATTCAATGCCTCGTTCTCTTCCTCTGCATAACTCATCGATGCCCTTTTTTCATTTGGTGTGATCCACCATGCCTGGGACATTTGAGCAACCACTTTATCCATTTCCTCTTGTAGTTCAGGAATAACAGAAAAGTCAAAATCAATATAAATCTTTTCACCAAATTTAGGTGATAACCATCTATTTAACTCATCTCTAATTTTAAGCATTTCAGGTATTACAGCATTTTGATATAATGCTTTCTTTGCCTCTTTAACATTGTTATATGTGCTAGATTCAGTATTGTTAAGTAATACAGCTGGAACATTAAACACATTACAAAGATCTTTTACCGATGCATTATATTGTTCTATTAATGATAGATCAGCTGCCGATAAACCAAAGTTTACCCAACTAAGTTTTTTAGGTGTAATGATTACATCACCAGCATTATTACTTGATTGATAATTAGATTTAAATTTATCTTTTAATTGTTGTGCTTGGACCTCATTAAGATCACCCTCATCACTCATTAAAACACCCCTAGCCATTTGATTCTGTAAATATTTAACACCAGTAACAGCTGCCTCATTATTTGTGGTCATTGCTCTAAAACCAGCTTTAAGTGGTGATTGACCATAAAGATGTGAACCACTACCATCATAATAAGGTTGGAAATCTTTAATATGGCATATTTGATCAGCTGGAATTGAATATTGACCATTGTACTCAACTCTATATTCTTTGACTGGTTCTAATATTCCACCACTTACAACCTCCATTATTTGTGATGGCATAACATATAATTCTTTATATTTTCCAACATTATCACCAGTATCTGGTGCAATGCCATAGATATATCTATTGCCTGTAAGTTTACCAAATGCAACAACCTCACTAATCCATGATGCATAAGATTGTGCTGGATTTGGTCGATCTAATAATTCATGCAAATCAGTATGTTCTAGTTCAATCAATGCGTGTTTTTTAAGCATGTTAGCTTTATGAATAATAGTTCCATCGATCATCCCACTAGTCATGGCTTTATATCTTTTCAATTCATTATCACTTCTTTTTTCATAAATATGTAGTGGAACTGATGATGCTGCTTTAGCTATTAGATTAATTATTGAATAAACAGTTGAGTTTTTTCTGTAACCCTCATTGATATAATTATCATCATTTTCAGGATTAAATATAACACTTTGACCTAAATAATTATAGATTGCTCTGTTATATTCCTTGGCTGTTTGTTGTGTGTTTTTTATTATTAGATTTTTAAACCTATCAAAGAATGATGCCATTAATATATAATTTTTTGTAAAAATACAAAATATTAAATTTCTTTTTTATATAACAAAAAAGTCATTTCTATTTTTCCATCTAGAATAAGTGGCATATCTAATTGAATCCATTAGGTGATCACTACCACCCCTAGGTTTGTTTATGATTGTGCCATCTTTTAGTTGTTCATATAAATATGCTTGTTGCTCTTTTTGTATGTTTTTAGATTCATGACTTACATAAATGTCATATTCTTTTAGTAATGATATTCCAGCATTTATTGATCCTGGTCCCTTTACAGCTGGTTTGGCTAATATATCCATTTGCCTTAATTCCTCAATACTCTTTGGCTCGGCACTATCACAATACATTAACATTTCACTTAATTTATTTTCTTTTAAAAAGTTTGCAATATCTCTATTGGTCATTCCCTTTTTATACATAAGTTCATGAATATATAATTTATCATTTTGTTTACCCACCATACATATTGCTAGATTATCCATTGAGAATCCAAAATCACATCCTAATATCACATCATCTAATTCAGGAAACTCATTGTGTGGAATATAATTCCAATTCCTAAATATTTGCCTTTCACTAAATACTGCCCTTTGTCCCTCACCATACACTCGCCAATAATCAGGATCACGATCTTTTAATCTCTCAATTTCTTTTATTAATTCTTTTGGTAAAAACTTATTGTCTTTGTAAGTTGATAAAAACAAATCAACATCATCTCTTTCAGTTAAATCATAAATCCAATGAATAGGATCAGATGGATTAAAATCAATAATAATGTTGTTTCTAGTTCTCATTGCCAATTGCCTATATTCCTCTAATAATAATTCATTGCCCTCATTGAGCCATGCAATGTCCCTGGCTGAACCTCTAATCTTTTGTGAATCATCGGCACTGAAGAACTCTAATGTATGCCCATTATAACTAAATGTGTTTTCAGCTTTATTAAACACCCCATCCCAATAAATACCAATGTCTTTGGATATGTTTAGAAAATCCCTTAGAACTGATCTTTTTAATGCTGGTAATGTTTTTCTAATAACACTTATAACTAATGGTTCTTTGGTTATTGTCATTAGATATAAAAGATATTGCATAATCGAATAAGTTTTTCCTGATCTTGATCCACCCTGAAATATTTTTAATCTTTGATTTGATTGTAATGCCTCATAGAACTGTTTGTTGCAATATTGTTCTATTTTTTGTCTTTGGCTGGTTTCCATTCAATTAGTTTGCTTTTGACATCGGCATCATGTTTAATTTCTTGCCTTTCAACATACCCTCTTTTTTTGCCTTTAGTTTTGCAATAAAATATAATACTAGTAGTGTCCCCATCTTTTATTTTTTCATGTAGTTTACTTTCAACAAAATCCAATGTTTGATCATTAACATCATCAGCTGCCTTTTTAAAATCTTTATCATTATTATACCAATTATAATAAGTTGCTCTAGCAACCCCAGCTTGTTTACATGCAGTTGTAACAATACCTAAATTATTTTCCAATGCCGATATTAGTTTCTTTTTTATAGTGTCTAATTTGTCCATTTTCATATTGCAAAAATAAATAAAAATAAACTCTATTTGTTTTTTTTAAATATGTGCAAATATAAATCCCAAATTTTATCTGATGCTAAAGATTGGTTTTTATATGTTAATGGTGATCTAGTTATTTGACCATTATTATCAACCTCAATATGACATTCTTTTCTATTTTGAATTGGTACTATATAAATTTTAATATTGTTTGCTAAACACCAGGATTGTGCCTCAAAGTAAATATTCATTCTATGCCTTTATAAATAAGTTTTAAATCTTCATGTTGTTGCCTTATGTTTTCAATGTGTAATGCAAATCCTAATGTTAAATAATTTATAGCATCGGCATATCTACTCATTATTGGCTCAGCTTGATGCATATTAGGATTACTGGCATGGCTTAAAATAGCTTGAATATGTTTATCTAAAAACACACCCCAAACCTCACTAGGTTCTAATTTTAATCTTTTTGCTGTTGATTTAAAATTATGTAATATATCAACATTTTTGTTTGTGTACTCAGGTTGTTTAGCATCCATTATTTTTTGGCAACTATCTAACAACTCTTTTTTAATTTTATTATATTCTTGTTTGTCCATAATTAAAAAGGTAAATTATCATCTTTGATTATTGTTATGCCTTTGTCATTCATTGTAACTTCTTTATATACACCACCATTTTTAAAATCAGGTGCAATTTCAAAACTACCTAATTGACCATTGGCTTTTCTTTTTATCTTTTCTATAAACATAGTAACACTATCACTACCAAATTTTGTTTTTTGTCCTATGTTTCTATGGCAAATAATACCATTGTAAGTTTTATTAAAAAAATCAGATGATCCACTAATATCATACATTGTAACCTTTTTGTATTGACCACCCTCACTTTCAATTTTTCTTGGATGTGCCACTAAAAACACATGGGTATTTGTTTGTTGGCAAAATTGTGTGATATGTGATAATTCTTTTCCAACATAACTAAAATCTTTTTGTGCCGAATGATCTAACATATTCCATGGATCAATAACACATATATTTACACCCTTTTGAAATACTAATTGCCTAAATTGGTCCAGGATGCCTTTTAATGTAAGATTTTCTAAATCTATTTTTATCCAATAAAAATGTTCCTCTATAAAGTTTTTAACCTCATTTAAATCATCAATATTACAGCTTTTACCTTTTAATTTATCAGCTATTCTTTTAATATGTCCCTCATAAGGAAATGACTCAGGTGAGAACATTGCACATCTAAAATCATGATTGATGGCAACATTACATAATACTTGATCTAAAATATCCGATTTACCACTATTTGGTATTCCTGAAACTATTGACCATTCACCAAATTGTAATTTAAAAAACTCATTAGAACCTGGTAATCCAATATCAAAGTTTTCAATACCATTTTCATTATAGCTTAAAACATTTTGCCATATATTATCAATATTAATTACACCCTCTAATGGAAAATCCTTAGCATCTTTTATAATGTTTCTAAGGGTTTCACTACCTTTTTCAATTAAAACCTCATTAGCATCATTAAAATCACCAAAATCAACATATTTACATCTATATGTTCCTAATCGCCTAGCTAGTTCATTCCTAAGTGCTAATCCAGCATCATCATTATCAGTACAAAGTATGATCTCTTTTTTATTTTCAAAATATTCATAACAATTATCTAAATAATCTAATCTTTGATTGCCTTTACTTGCACCATTTGGAACACTACAAACACTATATAATCCACTCTCATGTAATGATAATGCATCCATTTCACCCTCAACTATATAACATTTTTCAACATCTTTTATATTATTTAATCCATAGAAAATTAATTCAGCACCACTAACCAATTTAAAGTTTTTTTCACCATCTCTATATTTTACATTTACTATTTGATTATCCCTGTAATAATTAAAGTTTATACACCGCCTTTTAGCTTGAACTTGAGGCATATATTCAACAGATTCACCTATTTTATAATGTGCCAATGTAGGTTCAGTAA